TTTGGTTTTGTTGTCTGTTTGAGTGGTTTAACTTCAATTAAGTATCTTTTTATCTTACCTGTATTCTCTTGAACCTTGATGTAAAAATCTGGAAAGTATCTATGAACCCTATTATCAACAGGAGAACGATATGGTAATGCGATCTCTTCACTTCCCCACTCAAGTATTCTCTCATTTTTATCACAATAAACCATAAATTTTCTCTCCCAAAGAGACCTATAGATGATGTTTGTAGGATCACCTTTATACTTTCGGGGGTAGGAAGGATAATATTTTCCTTTATAAGACATAAATAGAAATAACAATCATACTTATTTAGAGTGGCAGAAACAACAATAAGACCATATAACATGTCGGTTGCTAAGAATCTGATAGGTCCTTTAGCACAAACTAATCATTTTCTTGTGACTTTTTCATCTTTAACACCATCAGTTGAATCGTATTTGAATGATTATAGTGGTATTTCTGATATAAGACCTTTTCTTTCAAGAACAGCAGGTATACTTTGCAATTCAGCAACACTTCCAACAACCGCATATGCAACAGCAGATATCAGAGATAATTTCATGGGTGTTCCTCAACAGTTTGCTCATACTAGAATTTACACTGATATAGACTTTCAATTTTATATTGATGAGGACTATACTTTACTTAAAATATTTGAAGGTTGGATGGAATATATTTCAAGTGGAGCAGATGATTCTACCATACAGGAGGATCGTGCTTTCTACAGAAGAATGAGATATCCTGACTCATATAAATGCAATACGATGTATATTAATAAATTTGAGAAAAACTTTAAAAGAACAATGAGATATCGATTTGTAAACGTATTTCCAAAGAGTATGTCAACTATTCCAGTAACCTATGGTCCTGCTGATATATTAAAGGTATCAGTTTCTTTCAACTATGACCGCTATATAGTAAACGGTTAGAAAACCCATATAAATAATTTTACTGAGTTGATAGTACATTATGCCTTTACCAAAAGTTAATACACCGACTTATGAGTTGGTGTTGCCTTCTAACAATAAAAAGATAAAATATAGACCTTTTTTGGTTAGAGAGGAAAAGATTCTAATTATGGCATTAGAGTCTGAAGATATGAAACAGATTACTAATTCTGTTGTTGAAATACTAAATGCTTGTATTCTAACGAAAGGAATTAGGATTAATACTTTATCAACGTTTGACATTGAATACTTATTTTTAAATGTAAGAGCAAAGTCTGTTGGTGAGAGTGTCGAAGTGAACGTTACATGTCCTGATGATAATAAAACATCAGTTCAGGTTGCGATTGATCTTGATTCAATCAAGGTTAACAAGAATAAAAAACATTCCAATATTATTAAATTAGATGATGTTTTATCATTGAAAATGAAATATCCATCAATGGATCAATTCATTGAAAATAATTTTGAAGCAAACGAAGAGTCAAGTGATATTAAAACGACTCTTAGTATGATTACATCATGTATAGATATGATTTATAATGATGAAGAGAGTTGGAGTGGATCTGAATCTACAAAAAAAGAACTTGAAGAGTTTATTGAACAATTAAATTCAAAGCAATTTAAGTTGATTGAAGATTTCTTTACTACGATGCCTAAATTAACGCATACAGTTAAGGTAAAGAATCCGCAAACGGAAGTAGAATCTGATGTTGTATTGGAGGGATTAGCTGCTTTTTTCAGCTAAGTATGGCTCATACGAATCTGGAGTCATACTATAAAATCAATTTTGCTCTGATTCAGCATCATAAATATTCATTAACAGAAATTGAGAATATGATTCCTTGGGAAAAGGATATCTATGTATCATTACTTCAAGAATATATTGAAGAAGAAAACTTAAAGGCACAACAACGTGGAACCTGATACAGTAAGCACACCTAAGATTAATAAAAGCACTTTCTCATTTGGTGGTTCTCTTATGAAGAGAGTATCAAATAATGAGAGAAAAATTACTGTACTTAAAAATATAATACGAACACGAAGAAATAATATCGGTGAAAAAATTACACCAAAAATGAGTAGTCTTCAAGAATCTTTGATGGTTACTAATGAAGTATTAGTAGATATTGCAAGACAATTAGAACAGGATTTTGATTCGAGAGTAGTAGAAAAAAAATCATTATTGCAAAAAAACAGGGCAGAGAAGTTAGAAATAAGAAGACAACAAGTGCTTGAAGAAAAAGCAGAAAATAAACAGACAGAAAAGACTGTTAAAACGGCAGCAAGAAAAACTATAAAACCTTTAGGTAATATATTTGGTAAAGTATTTGAACTTATTAAAATTTTAGGCACTGGTATATTAGTCAATGCTGTGGTAGGAAATTTTGATAAAATTATTGGATTTTTCTCAGGAGATACTTTTAAAAATATTCAAACTAAACTTAAACAAGCATATCAATTAATTAATAAACACATGGGATTGATTGTTGCAGTTGGAGCTGGATTAGTTGCATTGAGTCTTGCAGGAACAATAGCAAATATTGTTGCAGTTGGAACTGGATTGCTTGTTATATTAAAAAGTCCAGTGTTTCTAGCAGGTCTTGGAACTGTACTTGCTTTAGGTTTGGGTTATAAAATTGGAAAACCAATATTTGATGCAAAAGTTGAAACTGCTGAAAAATCAGTAGAACAATTGAAAAAAGAGGGTTATGATCAAGGCAGTGCGGAAATAATTACTGATTTGGCATCACCTAAAGATATTAAGGGTAATCGTATATTAGAAGGATATGGTCCTCCAACCACTACAAATATACAAGGTGACATAGGTGGAAATTCTTTCTTACCATTTATGTTGAATCAAAATTTAAATAAACAAAAAAATCTTAAATTAGATGATAGTGATGTAAGTAGTGTTGAATTTCAAGACATGCCTCCGATTGATATGAGAGAAGAGAAGAAAGCAGACCGATACTTAGAACCAGGTGGAAGTGCTGCAACAAAAGTTTTACCAGTAACTTCATTTAATAATATGAATAATTATATGAAAGAGACACCATCTCTGTTTGGATTTTCAGATTTAGTATACACATAATATGGAAAGAGAAGCAGAACAACTAAAGTTAAATGCTCTCAATATAAAGAGTGTATTGACGAGTGGAAATAAAAAACTTAAGAAGATAACATACAAGAAAAGAAATCTTGATAGAATTGCAGGTGAAAGAAGAGAAAGACGAGCAAAAGAAAAGATATTAGAATCATCAAGAAGAACTGTAAAGAATATTGGGTCAAGTTTTAAAAATATGACAAGTGCAGTAGTAGGTGCAGTAGCAAGTGGTAAAGGAGGACCAGGTAAGTTTTTACAATTGTTACTTATAGGTATTGCTGTTAATAATATTGAAAATATAGTTAAATTTTTTAAAGGAGATACTTTTAAAAAACTTATAGGTGGTTTGAAAAAGATAGGTGAATTCTTCAAAGGTATGTTTAATGGTTTCATAGGATTTTTTAAACCTAAAGATGAAATAAAAATACCAGAAGAATTGAATGATAATAATGCGGAAAAATTAAATGAAGTTAATAAGGAACTTGAAGGTATAAAAACTGAAACTGATAAATTAAATGAATTTGCTGAGTCTGCTAAAAGTCAGTATGATGAATTTAAAGGGAAAGTAAAACCTCAAAATCAGGATTTAGAAAAAAATTTAAATGTGATAAAATCTAAATCACCAAATTCTGAATTAGGTTCCTCTATAATTACTGGTGAATTATTTAAAGATAATCCTTTTGGTGAAAAAACATTTGCAGACAGTATGAATGTATTAGGTAGAGGTAATAATATTAATATTGAACCATTGAATAAAGAAGTTACAGATCTTAGTATGAAAAAGAAAACTAAAACTAAAACAGTATTCATTAGACAACCAGTTATTGTGGGTGAGAAATAATGTCAGCAGCAGGACCATCTAATTATACTTTTTTACAAATAACTAAACCTAGTCGAGGTACATCTGTTCGTTTAGAAGGTAAAATACTTGGATTTGAATATTTTGAAAGTGTTTATTCACCCATGATCACAGCAAGTATGGTGCAGGCGGATGTTGGTGGAAGTGTAACTGATGCAAGAACTGGTTTAAGAGGAACACTTAAAGATGCATTACCAATAGAAGGGTTTGAAGAGGTTGCATTTAATATTACGACAAGATATGGTGAATTAAATTTCACAAAAAATCCAATGATTGTTACTGGCAGTCCAATGAACGTTGACGATTCTCAAAAGCAATCGGTTTTGATACCTATGGTTTCAAAGTATTCAATCGACAGTAGTAAAAAACCATTAGAGAAAGTTTATCAGGAATCAAGAATAAGTGACATAATTGATAAAATACTAGATTCTCTAAAGGTTCCAAAAAATAAAAGAAATATTGAAAAGACAAGCAATGTAGATAAAGTATCTGGAAATCACGAACCACCACTTGATGTTTGTTTAGAGTTATGTAAAAAATCCATACCAGAAACAGGTAAAGATCCTGGTTATTTTTTCTTTGAAACACAAGATGGATTTCAATTTAGATCAATCGAGGGTTTGATAAATGAAGGTATTGATAGATTTTCTAATGCTGGTTATGAAGATACTCACACCTATAATTATTTGGGAGCATTAGATGCAAATCTTGATAACGATGAAAATAACTTTAAAGTATTATTACCACCAGTTGTAAAGAGAGATCAAAATCAATTGAATGCTTTGAAGCATGGTTTATACAACGTTCGTGTCAGCACAATGAACACACTTACAGGAGAGTATCGGGAAAAAGTAGAGAATTTATTAAGTTCATCTAATCTAGGTGACAAACAAAAAAGTCCAGTAGATTCTAAAAACTTTTCTAAATCTTATTCTTATATAATAAATCCTGGTGCAGATGAACAGGGTGTAAGTGAAGAAGTTTTAAATAGTCCATCTAAATATGAACCAAGAGCTCATATGAGATATGGATTACTACACTCTCAGTTAGTTGATATTCAAGTTCCTTGTAATATTCAACTGAGAGCAGGTGAAGTTATTAAATTAAAATTAGAAAACATCACTCAAGATGAAAAACTATTATCAATTTATAATCAACACCGAAGTGGATACTATTTAATTCTACATCTTTGTCATCACTTTGATCCTGCTAATTCCTATACATCATTAACTCTTGCCCGTGATACATACGGATTATACACTAGTAAAAAATGAGCGAACATAATACTTCAAAGACTCCATCTATAAAATCAAGTAGTCAAGATCAGTATGGTAAGAAACCATTACAATCTTGGTCAGGAAAAGTTGTGTCTTTTGATTCACAGAAAGATCAAATTGATAGTGGTTGGGGTTGGAGATATAAAGTCAGAATATTAGGAGATAATTCAAATGTAGATAATGTATCTGATGGTGAGTTGAGTTATGCTTTTGCTTTACTTCCAACTACTGCTGGTTCAGGTGGTGCATATAAGTTAAGATCAGCAAGAATAAGTCAAGGAGATATGGTATATGGAATTCGTGGTGGTGGAGGTCCGACACTAATATTAGGTGTGTTTCCAAGAACAAGAAAAACAACATTGAGTGATACTCCTTTCGGCACAATATCTGGTTTTTATGGGACACTATCAAAAAATGGAATTATAAGTGGAGAGTTTAATGAACAAGTAGGACCTGCAACACCAGGTGGTGTATCAGATGCAAATAGATCTAATCGACCTGATCCAAGTAGTAATGTTGAAAAAATAGGAATTGATCCAAATAAAGATGAAGTAGTTTCTGGTAGTCAGGAGAAAACAACTCCCAAAAAAAGAATTATTGAACCTGAAGATTGGACATTGGGCATGCCTTTAAATAAAGAAACATTTGAGAAGTTAGAAAAAGCAGTCGAAAAATTGGAAATAGATCCTATTTTATTCAGTGGTGCAATAAGACAGGCAGTGATTCAAGGGATAGTAGATGGAGACACAGCTCTTGCAAAACAAAAAATAAATGAATTAAAAATACAAATGTATAGTATTAAAGATGTTGTCATACAAGAGTTTGATGGATTTGATCCACAAGAAATGCTTAGTCCACCAAATCTTGAAGATTTTTTTCAATTTCCAACTGACGAATAAATAATACTATGACTGAACAAAAACTATTATTAGCATTTCCCTCAACTTGTGGCAATTCATTTGTCAGTGAGTTAAGCACGACCTTAGATAATTTCTTTGGTAAAGTAAGTGGTAGCATTGGCAGTGTTACTGATTTCACTGATGAATTAAATTCAACTGTTGGTTTGGTTGGAGATATGATGCAAGGTCTTACAGGTCAAATTGGTGGATTTTTAGAAGATAAACTTGTAGGATTCATACAAAGTGGACTAGCAGGAGTACAATCATTCTTTTTCTCAATATATGCTACAAATCCTTTAGTGGCACTAGCACAAACAAAAGCATTTAACGCTGCAGCACTTAAACCAGTTCAAAGATTGTTCAATACTTTTGAATGTCTTGGTGCATCAGTAGCAAAAGCCATGATTGGTACTATTAAAGATTTATTAGTCAATACAATTAAAAAGGGAATAATAAATCCATTAACTTGTATGGTCGAAGATGTTATTGGTGGTTTGACCAATAAAATGACAAATATGATTGATTCTATCGTAGGTCCTATTCTTAATCCAATTAATAGTCTCTTCAGTATAATTGGACAAGGATTTAATATTAAGAATATGATTTTTAATGGATTAAGTGAGAATATATTTGCAAGAGCAGGTAATCTTTTAAAATGTGTTGGAAATGGTGGAATACCAAAATGCCCAGAGCAAAAGGTTTACGGTAAAAATAATGGATCACAAAAACCAAAGTCAGAGGAACAGGAGAAAACTATAATAAGTAGAGCATTTGATAAAGGAACTAAAGCATTACAGAATGTTCAAGAGGGAATGTCAGATTTTGAAACTGATGTTGGTGCTTTTGAATTGTTTGGATCAAAAATAGGAGATAGTGATCCAGTTGAATGTAACACTGGTAATATTACTGAGTGTGGTCCTCCAAGACTAGAAATATATGGTGGAGATGGAGAAGGTGCAGCTGGAGATATTATATTAGGAAACTTTATAGAAAAATTAGTACCAGAATTGATTGATCAAGATGCTGTTAGAGCAGAAACTGGTGGACTTATACAAGAGGTTGGTGCTCCAGAGATCAAAAAATTTGCGAGTATCATCGGTGTGGACATTACATATCCTGGTGAAGGGTATACTCAAGAACCATTAGTATCATTTGTAGATAATTGTGATCAAGGTTATGGTGCATATGGTAGAGCAGTGATTGATAAAGACCCAAATTCACCTACATTTGGTCAATTAACTGATATAATTATCATATCTGAGGGTGAAAACTACCCTGCTAGTAATGAAGAAGGTGAATCCTTTGTAGAAAAAGTTATAGTTGATGATGGTGGTTCAGGATACGATGATAATGATTCAATAGATGGATTTAACGTAACAGTTAAAGATGGATCAATATCAGAAGTAGAACCAAATAATATTCCATATAGAACATTACCTAGAATTACAGTAAAAAGTAATACAGGAAGTGGTGCTAGATTAATTCCAATAATGTCTAAGACTCCTAGACAAACACTATCACAGCAACAAATTGATTGTATCACTCCAAAATCTAAGATTGTTGGATATATTGATGGTAAACCTTACACAGGACCTTTCCATGTAATGCCTAATGGCAATAAAATGACTGGAGATACACATTCAGATAATGATAAAATCATTTACAATACTCCACAGGAAAGTTTAAGATCGAGTCAGTCAACAAATGTGAGGTCTACAAGAATTAATCTTCGATCAATTAAAGAATTAGTCAATGAAAGTGAAACTACACAGTCAACAGAATCTACCACTTATAGTGATCCAGTAGATGAAGCAACTGATTCTGGTAGTGATCCAATGCCACCAAGTTCACCACCACCAAGTTCACCACCAAGTAGTGGGTCATCAGGTGGAGGATATGGATACTAATGGCAAATAATGAAAGTAGAGTACTAGATGTATTCGGTCCTAATTTTCTTATAGAAACCAATGGTGCAGTTGGTGTAGCTGGTCAATTAAAATATCAATTATACTCTGTCACTGATGGTGGTGTTAAATATCAACAAGCATTATATGGCAATGGACTTTCAACTATTGATGCTGAAGGCACACTAGAAATCACATCAGGTTTTAAAAATAAACCTGGTCGTGCGAGTCTTGTTGCTGCTGCTTTAGAGGGAGATGCTGCTATCAATGCAGAAAAGGGTTGGGTGAGAATAAAAGGACAAAACGTAGTCATAGACGCAACAAATCAGTTGGTATTACAGGCAACTAAAATACAAATAGGTCATGTTCAAAAAGGAAAGACTCAAGATTTTCAAGTTACATCAACTAGAGTTGATTTAGGTAGTCCAAAGAGGGGTAATATGTGTAAGATACTTAAAACTTGTGGTCCTGATTTATCATTTGCTAAATCATTAAGTCCTTTAAGTGGTCTATCTGTTGGTGGTTTATTTTGACAAGAA